TGAGCCCAGATAGCGGTAAGGAAATATCTAAAGTCTGATCTAAGGTTAGCCTCAAGATCGTTAGTATGCATGTTATGTAACTCTTTATGAGTGGTGTCTAGAAGCGCCTGTAAGGGGCCTCTAGGGTGTGTTAGGTAGGATGACACCCTAGAGGAGTTTTAAGAGCCTTCTAGAGGCTTTTAAGCGCTACCACGATTATAGGTAGCTTGAGCTTCTTTACGAAGGGTCTTGTTTTTTCGTTAGCTTAGCCAGATAACGGCGAGCTTCTTTACCGATTGCTTGGTCTTTATACTTATCAGCAGAGTATTTACGTGCCCAGATCATACGCCCTTCTTCTGCAGTAGCAGGTCTGTACCGAGGAGCAGGACTAGCAGCAGGACTAGCAGCAGGACTAGCAGCAGGACGAGAAGCAGGAGGACGAGAAGCAGGAGTCACGTTACGACGACGTCCTACACCAGTACGCCCACCGGAAGCTTGATATTGAGCATCACTGCGCGCAATATTAGCAGCAGTGCTGCCAGAACGACCACGAGTTGTAGATTTTGCTCCTTTACCAGTAGAAGATCGCTCAACGCGACGTTTTGTATTAGTAGCAGTAGCAGCAGGTTGGCTGCGGTCTCTACCAACTGTATAGGTACCTACCGGCTTACCTTTTCTAAAATCTTTACTGTAACGATTGTAGTGACTTTCAGGCATCCAATTGCCTTTGCCATCAGCAATAACACGTTTACCGTTAAGGATTGCGCGTTGACCCCTACGTACTACACGAGCAGGTTTTTGCTGCCTACGTTGTTGTTGGGATTCTTGGCGTTGTTGTCCAGTTTGACGAGCCATGATAAATTACTTAAGTTTAGTATTGTACTTTTTACCGCGCCAGGTAAATGTAGACTTACCTGCTTTACGTGCTGCAGCAAATGCACGGTCAAAATCTTTAGCTGCAGAAGACGTTGCTTTAGGTTTAGGAGTAGGTTTTGCTTTAACTTTAGGTTTAGGAGCAGGTTTTGGTTTAACTTTAGGTTTTTGGTTATTAGGACGAACAGGTTGATTTTGAAGAGTACCAATACCAGTTCTACGGGGAAAAAGACCTTCAGTAAGAGCAAACAGTGCAGCAGCACCAGCAAGAGGCTTAGCGGCACCAGCAAGAAGACTACCTGAACCAGCCTTAACACCTTGTTTAACACCCTGTTCAATACCCCGTCTCAGCACACTACCACCAACAGTACGAGGATTAGCGCGAGGAGTAGGAGTTTTAGGACCAGTAGGTTGTTTTGTACCATATCTGTTAGTACCACCCCTGCGTCCAGTATCACCAGCAACAGCGTTAGGGGTACGACGAGATGGACCTTGCACGGGAGGATTACGTGGTCCTTGTGCTCCTCGACGTTGACCTTGTGCGCCGCTTTGAGTTACCACAGCACGTCCAGACGTACGGCTAGAACGTGTTTGTGAAGAAGTAGGACGTGGAGTATCAGCTGCTGATGCTCTTGAACGTGCAGCTCGGTTAGAAGAGCTAGTACGACGATTACGGTTAGTGCGAGATGTTTTCCGTGGGTCTCTATTGTCAGCCATTATTTGATGTGGGATAGAATGAGTTGTTCACGTTGGGGATGAAGACCAAAAGTTTGTCTCATCCATGTAAGCCAGTTGTTACTTCCTTTATCCTGATTGCAGCGGGAACACGCTGGTACAATGTTACTAGTAAGATCTTCTCCACCCAAAGAACGAGGGTGAACGTGGTCAAGAGTAAGTTCATGTAGTTCATAAGTTTCTCCACAATAAACGCATTGACAGTTAAAGTGCTCTTTAATAGCACGCCTCCATAGGCGTTTAGCTTCTGGGGATGTCATGGTTATTAGGTTGTAAAGGTAGTGATCAGGACTAGGAAGTAACGGAGTCATAGCTTGATTCTTAGCTTTGCTCTGTTCCTTGCTCGGTTTTTAGACGGGTCTTCGCGGACGAACGTGCCCTTCGTGGTTTGGGAGAAGTCTTTGCCTCCTTTACCGTAGACACCGGCGTCTCTGCGGGCTTTGGTGTGCTTGATTCTGTATTGGGTAGCAGATTCTGATTGACCATCTTTGACAGCCTTCGCGTACTTGTGACGCCTAGCGGCTGCATTGTCGCGGTAATTCTTCGCACTTTTCTTCAGTTGGGAATAAGGTTTTTTACGAGGAGCCATTAGCGTCGGATTGCTCGTTGTACTTCATCAAAATCAATGGTAGGCATAATATCAGCAAGACCGCTGAGAGCAGAACCCTCAACGGCTACACCAGTGATATCATTTTTAGCTAACCAATCACAGGCTGCTTTAAGGTCCTGTGTAGTTGCTTCACCAGATTTAATGCGTGCTAAAAACTCCCGTGTAATTAGATTATGAAGTTCGTTAAATACGTCTTCATTAGCACGGTTTTTAGCCATTTTTTAATAGCATTTGGTCAAGTTTAGTCTCAATACGGATCATATGCGCTTCCATTTTAGTAATTGCTTCACTAAACTGTTCTTGAGGAACATATTGAGTGGCAACACGTAATTCAAAAGCGTCAACACGTGTATCTAATTCTGTTATTCTGTTGTGTAGTCTATTTGTAAGTGCTGCGCCTGCTGCTAATACAGCTACGGTAGCAGATACTACTGCTTCAATCATTTTACAAAAGGCTTGCTAAAGTTAGGTGCTACCACTCATATTCACTAATGTAGCATGTACCACTGTTACTTTGTGTTGTCTTTACATGAAGAGTGGAGTTTTTAGGAACAGTGATGTAAATACGTTCATCTGTTTTTATGTAATGCTCACCAATACCGCTATTTAACTTGAAATAAATAGGATGACCGTCAGCATGAAGACTTACTTTACGACAATAACTAGACAAAACTTGGCTAGTGTAAGTATCACCTGCTAAGACAGTATAAGCATTACCTGGAGTGTTATAGTACCCAGGATGCGTTAAGACGTTGTCGATAGTCACAAGTTTGGGAAAAGACCGTTACGAACAAATTCAACTGCTTTGTCGTCAATGTCATTATCAGTGGACTCAGCTAGTTTAGCTAGCAAATCTACGATAAGTAGTTTAACGCTTTGAGACTGAAGAAAGGAAAAAAGAATTGGACGAATAAGGGTGATCATTTTAGTTCTCTAATAAGTTTAAATCAGGCAGACCAGGGCAGACCAGATGCCTTGGTGGGAGTGCGTTGCTCGTCCCGGATTGGTAGGCTTTGGGTTAGCAGAGAGTAGGACTACGAGCCCAAAAAGACTCTGACGGGATTCTCAGGCCACACCGCATACTGCAGCCATTCGTCAGGCACTTCACCTTGATAGTTGATGTGCCAACCGTCCAGCACTTCAGGCGGGGTGATGACATTACCTTCGTCATCCCATTCTCCATTACGGGTGATGGTGCCAACGATGACCAGGGCGTGGGTGTGGCTGGCGGTGATGGGGCGCTGGTTGCCGTCCTCGTCGGTGAAAAGCAACCCAGCAGCATCAAGCGCAGCCATGCCCGTCGCTTCATCCGGGAAGCGGAACATTGTCGGGGTAGGGGGTATAAGGATTTCGTCTTCCATGGTTACTGGGTGATGGTTTGGAGAGTTTCGTTGGGCAATCTTGCGGGCCAGTAAGTGAAACGGCGGATGGTGTTGTTGAGAGAGGCTGCACCGTTAAATTCGCTGCCGATATTCAGTTGAGTCGCTGGCGGCACTGCTGCACTTGTGTCCGTTTGAAAATCTCCTGTGTCAAGGGCGAAAGCAAAATCATTCACTTTATATGCACCGACAGCTTTTCTCCTGCCGCCAGCAATAGTTACGAAAGAGATAGCTACGTCGTTTGTGTTACTGGTAATTGACCTGTAGCGCAACGACGTAGTTGTCGGCGTATAGATAGCTTGCCTATTGGCAAACGAATTGTCATTTATGGAAAAGGCAAGGTTGTTTACAGAAACTGTATTGAGCTGAAAATCCACAAACACCGTCCCCTCATCCTGCCGATACCACGAGCTGAAATTCGCGCCCGTGATACTCGCCACGTCAGCAGAGCGGGTGACGGTGGAGCCTTCGGTGGGGATGTAGCTGGTGGGGAAGGAACCCTCCTCTAACTGGGCGCCCCAGAGGTAAAGCCCAGCGCCTGGAATCGGTGTAAATGTGCGGTTTCCGCCTGACGCAAGTGAAATACGGAAAGAAGTTGCAGCAGAGCTAGAACTAGTAATAGAGCAGCGATACCACCCGTTCCCAGCATCTGTAATCGTAGGATCTGGTGATCCAGATTGAGACAGCACTTGCTGTGTAGACAGTTCAAAAATTGCCAAGTCGGTAGGGTTGAACGACCGTAGTTCAACTTGGTCAATCTCTGCTGCTTTAACATAAACTGAGAACCTAGTTGCAGACGAAGTTGCTGTGATTGCCTGCTGGATGCCTTGATAAATTGGAGTGCCTGTTCCG